ACCATGCACGACTTGGTTGCGACTAGACATCTAGTATTCATGACTTATTTGAACACAGTGGATGATGGTGGAGAGACTGAGTGGTTTCACCAGCAAGTAAAAATACAACCACGTAAAGGGTTGACGGTTATGTGGCCAGTAGACTGGACACATGTTCACCGTGGAGTGCCTTCAAAGACCCAAACTAAATATATTACAACAGGGTGGTACACTTATAAAATCCCTAACTTTGATTATACTCAATATAATGGAGCCTGATGAACCTTAATAATAATTACTGGTGGTTTAAAAATGCGTTCTCTCCTGAGCAATGTGATCGCATTATTAAAATGGGAATGAAAAAAGAATTTGAATATGGAGAAGTAAACAGACATAAAACTGAAAGTATTGAAGACTATTCAGAAGAAGACAAAGATAGTCTATTCAAAACTAGAAATTCCCATATTGCTTGGTTAGACGAACCCTGGATTTACAATATCCTGAAGAAATATATTGACCATGCCAACGCAGCAGCTGGTTGGAATTTTGACTGGGACTTCACAGAAACTCTGCAATTCACAAAGTATGATGTTGGGCAGTTTTATCACTGGCATCCTGATCAACATCATTATGTGTATCCAGCAGACGACACTAATGTAAACATGAGAGGAAAGTATAGAAAACTTTCTACTACTCTGTTGCTAAATGATCCAAGTGAATTTGAGGGAGGAGAACTGGAGTTTCACTATAATAGAACAGAAACAGAAGTTGCCAAAGAATTATCAAGCAGAGGAACACTGATAGTTTTTCCTGCATTTGTATATCATAGAGTTCGCGAGGTTACTGCTGGTACTAGGTATTCTCTTGTTAGTTGGAGCATTGGAGCACCATTCAGATGATCTATGTCTCACATATTGATATCAGTGATGAGTTTACTCAAGACATAATCCAGTTTTTCAAAGAAAATATCCTAAAGACATATACTTGGGACGAGACAAGATTTCTTAGTATGGATAAAGGAGGAATTGGTGACAGTGATCTACCAAAAATTTATTATGACATCCTCGATCTTGCTAAAAAAGTAAAAAGCAAAGTGACTGATGATAAGTTTTCTGTTTTACAGAATGTAGAAATTGTAAAGTATCCATGTGGTGCTAGCAAAACTTTCCACAAAGACAGAACTAGAACAACAACTACTGGAGCTTCAATAACATATCTAAATGATAATTACATTGGTGGTCACACAGTAATTGAAGGTGTTGATGTTCAACCCCTATCTGGCAGAACGGTTTACTTCGATGGTATGGAATTCCGTCACGGAGTTTCAAACGTAATTAAAAGAGATAGATACACTCTATCAATGTGGTATGGACTTGATACTTCTATGCCATTGAACAAAGATTTTTTGGAGATTTAAAATGGAAATCATTGATAATTATTTGGCACCTGATCTATTCAACATTATTCAGGACACTATTCTTACATCACAGAACACACCTTGGTTTTTGAATAAGGATGCATCTGGTCAAGGAGTAGAAAAGTATCCATACTTCACACACTTACTACATGCAGATCATAAGATCAATAGCAATCACTTTAACTCTTGTATTGTTCCCATCTTGTTTATGTTTGGAGCAAATGCAGTAATACGTGTGAAGGCAAATATGTATCCACGTACAGATACACTGTATCACTACCACGACCACAGTGACTATGATTATCCACACAAAGCAGCAATTTTGTATTTGAATACAAATGATGGTTACACTGTCATTGGAGATACAAAAGTAGAATCAATTGCTAACAGGTTACTGAAGTTTGATGCAACAGAAATGCACCACAGTACAACATGCACCGATCAACAATTCAGAGCTAATATCAACTTCAACTATTTCTAATGTCTAGTCAATTGATCAATGTCAGGAATAGTTATAAATTTCCTCAATATATTGACATTAAAAGTATTCCTAATAAAAATGCTCTAGAAGCAGGAATTAGATCTGTGATGCTTGAAGAGTTTAGTTTGACTGGTGAGATTGATAGCATTGAAGAAGTATCAAATTCATTAGTTTCTTCTGATGGAAAGTTTACTTCTGCTGTCTGTCTAGACACTGGAGACTTGCATCTGTTTGCCATAGATGTAGAAACTAAAGAACATGGGTTTATTTTAATTCCAAAGGAAATGTATTTTTCAAATGCAATTGTGTATAGGTGGAAAACTATAGAAGAAATTGATAATGTCAAATTTGAGTTTTACTAAAGTAGCAGATCTACCTGTCGTCCACATTGAAAACTTTTACTCAGAAGATGAGTTAAAAAAGATAATGGACGAACTAGAGTTCCTCAATAGAATTGAAAGGTATAAGGGTGCAGAAGAACCTGGAGGACCAGGAACAGCATATGAGGATGGTGTTGCACTTAAGGTAGGAAAAGGTCTTCATCTAAATGTTGTGTATGATGATGTCAACCAATCTGACATTTTACATATCAACAGAAAATTATTTGACAAGCAGTTAATGGATACACTAGTGTCTAAGCATCCATTCTTTAGATACGTGTGGAGGTCAAATCGAGATGAAACTAAGATCCATTATTTTGTAAATGGTGATCACTATAAACCACATACAGATGACTGTGTTATCACTGCCATAACTTGGTTTTATAAACATCCTAAAGCTTTCACTGGTGGCAATCTGATCATAGAAAAGTCGATTGAATTGCCCTGTCTAAATAATTCTACGGTTATCTTTCCTTCGATTTTATATCATGAAGTAACGAAAGTCGTAATGGAAGATCTTCCTGGAATGGGAAGATACTCAATGAGCCAATTTTTGTACATGTGATTATGAGCCAAGTAATTCAGTTTGAAAACGAAGAACCAAAAACTATTTTTGCTCCAGTATACAAGTTCTACGTATATGAAGGAGAGGTAGAAGTAAAGGATATTAAAGAAACAATCCTTTCAAAAGAAAAAGAAATTATCAAATCAAATCCATATACAAATGATTGGAACACTGGTCTAGGGTCAGATAGTATGACATCTAGATCTAACTGTTATAATCTACTGGATTGGGAAGAAGCAGATCACATCAAAGATATTATTAGAAATTCTCACGACAATCTAATTACAACATTAGATCCAAACATGTGGGAGGATAAAATCTATGTACAATGTTGGGCAAATGTTCTGAGAAAAGGACAGAAGATTAAACAACATCAACACTGGAATAGTAAGTACACATATCTTGGTGGTCATATTTGTTTGGATGATTATGAGACGCATACACATTATGTCAATCCATACAATAGAAAAACATTTGACACACAAAATAAAAAAGGAAAAGTATATTTGTTTCCAAATTGGTTAGAGCATTACACTGATACCTATGAGGGTGATGATGTTCGTGTTACAATTGCATTTGATATTATTACACAAACTGTGTATGATGAAGATATCTTTGACAACATGAAAGATCATTGGGTACAGTTATGAATACTGAACAGATTGTAGAAGCTATCAACTGGGTGACGAAAGATACTCCCATCA